TTTTACCCTTTTTCTTTATTCTAAACCTCTTATTTCTTTCTTCCTTCTATCCTATTGTTTAATAAATCTCCAAAAGAGGAAAGCCCTGTTCTTTTCTCTATTACTTTATCAGCTTTCTGTATATAAGGACCTAAAAAATTAGCATATGTTTCTGTCTGTGGATATATAAACATCGCAGATGCTCTATATATAAAAAAGCCGGGAATAGCAGATAAACCTCCTTTGATCATAGGTCCTGCTGCATATGTGCTTTTAGCTAAGGTCAAAGTTTTTGGATTTATCTTTAAACCTGCTCGACCAGCTATACGTTGGGCATTCTTATCAGCTCTTAATTCTGAAGCCATAGTATTAATGCTATCTGGAGTTAAACTTTCAGCTACAGCACCTTCAACCATCTGCATACCAAGAGATTGATTAGGATTAACAAAACCTATACCAGCTAGAAGAGCCTGTACAGGATTACCTTTAGTTGTAGAAAGTTTAGTTTTTACATTCCCAAGTCTTTTGCTTTTAGGTGTGCCAAAATTTGAAAAGTCCTCTGCTAAGGATCTGTCTGTTCTGGCATCTAAAGATTTTTTACCTGCAGGAGTTCCATAATCCAGAGCATGTCCTAGCTCATGAGCAAGAACACTAGATCCATACATGAAATCTTTAGGTAACTTTACATCGAAACCCATTGAATTAATTTGACCAGACTTCATATCTCCTGGAATCTCATATACTTTCCTAGTCATATCTCCGAAGGCATTCCTACCCACACGAAATCTAGATACACCTTCCTCTGCACTTACTCCTATAGGAGGAGAATAAACAAGTCCTCCCCTTGGCATGTCATCTACAGCAGATGGGTCCATGCCTTTTACCATTTCAACAAAAGTAGGCGTTTTAGCCGTATACATAGATTGTGAGAAAGGTATCTTAGTATCTATTACATTCTTTAATCTGGTATAACGATCTTTAGCATCTGAAAAAAGTAACTCAGGATCTTGCTGCATCATTTTATTTATGAGAGAAGTAGGAGTTGTTTTTAAATTAAAATCAGCTTGGTTACCAGGGGGTGTTAATCCTGTATCAGTAACATTAACCGCTGTTGTAGGATCTCCTCCTAAATCCACATAAGCTTCAACAAATTTTTTTTTTTTTTTTCCCGTAACAGGTATTTCTTTACCTGTAAGAGGATTATCCGTAAAAAGATCAGTAATCTTAGTGGCGGTATTTATTAACTGTTTCTGCACAAACTGCTGAGCCGCAGACAAATTCATTTTGCATAATAACTATATTAAAAGTCTAAATGAAGTTGACCTTTACGAGCTAATCCGTTTACAAGCCAAACTAGAGCATCAACGCAGTCATCATGTCCACTAACACCAAAGTTAGTTAACTCTTCAAACATGTGTGTGAAATTTCTAAATCTATTGAATATTATCTTTCTGTCCTCGAACATACCCATTATTCCCCTGAAGCGAGCAAGTTTATCTGCCCTGAAACCTTTCACAGGATGCCAGATTAAATTATAAAGTCCTTCATTCTGTTGACAAACTCTTTTAAAATCAGCCTCTAAAGATGCTTGGTACTGTACGGCCTCTGACCAGACATCACATGTAGAGTAGGTAGGAAAATAATTTTCATTAACATCTTTTCCTATTATTGACCAGTCATATAGAAGCTCTTTTAGGGCATCTAATTTTTCTAGGTTACCCATAACTCGAATACGTCGATAATCAATTATGTGGATACGATCTTCAATACGACCTCCAAGAACCATAACGGTATAATCATTTTTCTCCTTTACTCCTGCAGATAGGTCAACTCCTATTCCTAACGTATCAAACTCAGTAGCTATCTCTGCCTTTACTATTAACTCTGGTGCTAACGATAATTCATTTTGTCTAACTATTTGATTCATATATTGAAAAGAAAAAGCTATAGGAGCTTGTCTTTTCTTCTCTTTTAAATATTCCAAAGACCACATTTCAGGCCAATAAGATTCCTCTTCTCCCGTTTTAGAATTATTCTGTATGGCTGATAAAACAATCTGTGTCCAATTATTCTGTTCATTAAAAGTAGTAGAGTGAATATCATCATGTCTAAACCTAGTTCCCAAACAAATAGCTCTAGCTCCTTCAAACATAGTAGGTGCTATAACCGCATTCCAGTTTTCTTTCATCTGGTTTCTGATATCTGGATTAGCAATATCAGCTGATGATTTTATGGCGTCATCAATCATAACTAGATGAGAACGCTTAGATGTAACTGAACCTTTTAGTCCAGCAGCACATAGTGTAAATTGTTCTTCACCAGTAGTATCTATACCTGCAAACTTATGATCTATGGACCAATATTCATTACTGGTTACATTTTTAAGTAACCTTACTTTTGGAAATACTTCTTGATATCTTTTACTTTCTATAATCCTTTTAATTGTTGCGGACTTAGATCTAGCAATATCCACAGTGTAAGACAGGTATAAGACCTGTAGAGGCTGCTTAGCCTGTGTATGAACACCAATGGCCCAAGCAGTAAGTAATCCTAATACAGTGGATTTAGCTGATCCTCTAGGAGCTAAAAGATCAATGTTAGGTCCTGCAATTTTTAATAAACAACTGCTGTCTTCATTCGTAATGAAATGCCTATGCCAAATTCTATGATGTTCAGCTGGCGGTTTATCAGCTACAAACTCACAGAAATAACCAAAGTCTTCTCTAGCTTTTTTTATTAACTCTAGATTCTTAGGTTTCTTAATTTGCTGTTTACGGGCCGCAGCTTTAGCATTTCGTCTATAAGCTAGATGAGTATATGAAGGCACTAATTAAAAAGTAAGCTACTACTAAATAGTAACTTACTTTCTATTCATTAACAGTTTTATCCTCTTCTAAGAGGTACTCTTCTTCCTGGTCCAGGTCTTCTAGGTGCTCTTGCTATAGGAGGTACTACTCTTGGTCTTCTAGGTGCTCTTGCTATAGGAGGTGCTACTCTTCCTCTAGGTCTAGGTGATCTTGCTATAGGAGGTTCTACTCTTTCTCTAGGTGCTCTTTCTATAGGAGGTACTTTTCTTCCTCTAGGTGCTCTAGGAGCCTTTTCTATAGGAGGTGTTTTTCTTCCACCTCTACGTGGTCGACCAGTGCCAGGTCCTCCCTTTCTGCCTTCTGGGGAGCTGCCTTGTTTTTTAGCTTTCTCCATAGCCATCAATTTTTTTAACTTTGCAGTCTCTACAGCTTTTTTTCTTTTTTCAGCAGCAAGTAATCTTTTTAACTTTGCCGTTTCAGTTTCACTTTTAGAAGGCATAATAATACTTATCCTTGTAGAACATTTGTATAAAACTAATTCTACTGTTTATTTATCTTTCTTATCTTTGTAAGTTTTGGCTGCTTTCTTAGCTTTCCTAGCTTTATCTAGAGCTGCCATACGTTTCTCTTTATCACTCATCTCAGACCCATCTTCCTTCTTTTCATTTTTATTTTTAAAATACTCAAGAAGCTGGGGTGGTATTTTTTTCTTAGCCATTACGTAATACTTTTATTTACTCACTTCTCCTTATTTTAACTGAACTATTCTTCCAGTTGCATTCTAGCCCAGACACTCATAGTGGCTTCTTCTAAGGGAGTTTCTATAGGATCATCTTTAAAAATAAACATTAATTCACGTATGGCTCTATCAGCACCAGCCATTAGTAAACCTTTACGATCTCGCATGTTAGTAAAACTTTCTATTTCTGAAATGGTGCTTCTTAGCTCTTTCTGCATTTGGGCAATTCGTCCCACGCCTGCATCACGTCTAACATTTCCAGTTTCAATATCCTCTCTTAACTTTCTTATATCTTCCTGCATCTCATCTATTTCATATAACAATTTTTTTCTATGGTCAGGTTTTTTATAATTATCTTTTATCCATGAGTCACAAGAAGCTACGCTGCCTTCATACCCTAAAAATCTACAATAAAGATAGGTTTCAATTACCGAATTATTATCAGAAACAAAAGAACAAAAAGACTCCTGCGTAGAGGAGTCTAAATTATCTACCCAATGTTCAAACGCTTTAATAGCTATAAGCTGATTGGGCTTGTTTACGATCTCTTTCTTCGTCCCTTTCCCTGAACCTTTGCTGCTGCTTATTGGTTTCCC